TGAATTTTTCGCTTTCCCGCAGATATGGCACCTGTGGCGCTTCCGCGCCCGCGTCTGCTTCTTCTCGAAAAATTCAAGCATGGTGTTGGCTCCTTTCGTCAAAATGGTGTGTCCCCGTCGTCAACCGGCATATAGCCGTCGTCCGGCGGCGCGGCTTCCGCTTCCTGTCCGCCCTCCGGCTTCCCGGACAGGTATTCGATTTCCTCCGGGCGCTGGATTTCAAGGCTCACCTTCGGCTGCCCGTCGCTGCCCATGTAAGCCCGCCCCGTAACGGGGCCGGTCACGGCCACCTTGCGGCCCTTCGCCAGATACTTCATGGCGTTGTCCGCCTGCTTTTCCCAGCAACTCACCCGGAAATACTCGGTGATCTTCTGTCCCCGCACAACGCGGTTGACTGCCACCGTGAAATTGCATACGGTTTTCGCGCCGTTCTGTGTGTTCGCCACGCGGCTTTCCGGGTTGTGCGTCAGGTTTCCGATAATCGTCAATCGGTTCATTCGTCCTCTCCTTCCTCCAGCCGATAGGCTGCTCCCTGCAAGGCTTCCGGCGGCATCATCAGCCCCCGGATCATGTCGCCTCCCGCCAGCGCGCCGCGCCTTTCGGCGCTGTCCACCATGGCGGAAAGGGTCAATCCGTTCTCGTTCCCGCGCTCTCCCCGCGCAAGGTTCCCGGTCTTTGCCAGGATGTTGTCGGCTACTGCCCGTTGTGTGGCCCGGTGCCGGTCAATCCTTGCCTGTTCCTCCGGCGTCCGCCGCAGGCTCGGATCGTCTGACCGTGCGCAAAACTCGTCCATTTCTTCCGCGCTGCGGATTTCAAACAGCATAGAGCTTGCTTCGTGATGCAGTTTTCCGGCCTGTTCCCGGATTTCCGCCACCGTAGGAAGCCACTTGCTCGTCGAAAGAAGCTGCATAAAGGCCAGCATCACAATATCCGTGGGGATGTCCTGCAAGGCAAAGGCCCAGCTCTGCACCAGCATGAGCTTTTCCTGGTTGGTCATGGTCTTAAAGGCGTAGCTGTAATTGGCTTTCGCCAGGGCCAGCAGTTTGTTGGCGTCCTCCGTCGTCACCTTCTCACCCCCGGATCGTCCCACGGTAAGGGCACCAGTCCTTCCGTGCCGGTAAAGGTTCCGTTGAGATCAACCAGCCCTTCGCACGCCTGCGCGCGCGCTGCCATCCTCCTTTTTGCTTCTGCCGCTATGCTTGTGTCTGTTTTTGCCGTACCCCTGTTTGTATTTATATACATACCAGGAGAGGAAGGAGGATATAAGGGATCGCCTGCATTACCGGCGGCATTTTTGCTCCCGATACGGGGCGCGTCGCCTGCATGACCGCTTACAGCATCGCCTACACCATCGCCTACACTACCGACTACACTACCGGCGGCGTTTTTGCTCCCGATAGGCGGGTTATCGCCTACACTACCGGGTACAATTTTGTACCCGATAACAGACAGATAATTGATTTTGTAATAGGGGTCATGCCGTTTCCCGTCCCCTTTCTGAAAATCAATCAATCCGATCTGTTTCAGCCGGTTCCGGCTGTTCCTGATCGCCCGTTCCTCCAAACCAGCCCAATCATCAAGCTCGGAATTACTCACCTGGAAAAAGTCGTCGGGCCATTCGTGATTTTCGGCTCCCATTGCCAGCCTGTTTGCACAGTAGAACAATCCCAGCCAGAAAATGCGGTCATAGCTTGTCAGTCTGTTTCGGCGTGCGTATTCCATGAACAGGTTGATTTGTTGAACGAAATTAACTTGGCTCATGGTGTTGGCTCCTTCTGCCGGTTATGATCTCCCTGTGCTTCCAAAACCGGCGTCCCCGCGTTCACCGCCGCCGATCTCGTCCACGATCTCCACCGGCTCGTATTTCACGGGGATAATCACAAGCTGGCTGATCTTGTCGCCTGCCTTAACCTCGTAATCGCGCCCGCTGTGGTTGTATAGCTTCACGGTGATTTCCCCGCTGTACCCCTCGTCGATAAGGCCGGTGCTGGTGTTCCCGTATCGGACGTTCAGCCCGCTTTTGCTGACGAGCAATCCGGCGCACCCGTGGGGTATCTGGACGTGGACGCCGGTATGGAAAATGGCGTCGCCCTTGGCTTCCACGATACAGCCGTCCCTTGCGTACAGGTCAAGCCCCGCGTCCGTTTCGTGGGCGCGCGTCGGCGCAATCGCGCCGGGGTCAAGTTTGATCTTCATGTGCCTGCTCCTTTCAAGAAATGGAGGTAAACAGCGCTTACGCGGTTGATCCAGCGCGCGGGCAGGCGCTTTTTAACCATCCATACCCGCAGATTGTTCAGCGCTTTCAGCACGGCTTCTTGCCTCCTTTACCACGTCGCGCACGGTCAGCATATCGTTCCACATCCCGATCTGCTGCAAGGCGACGTTGTACTCGTGCTTCGGTACTTCCCGAAGGGTTGAAACGCCGTACCTTGACAGTACGGCTTTGCGTATGTGGTTCCCCAGCTTCACGGTGGCCTTGCCGTCGTCCACGTCCCGCTTGTCCAGCAGTTCCCGCGCCCGTGCCCGGATCGCGTCGTTGAGGTAGGAAACCTGTTTGCCGGAAACCGGCGTCTGCAATCGGATTTGTTTTTCCAGCGCCTCCAGCCGGTCATTCTGTACCGATTGCGCGGCGGAAAGCTGCTCCAGGGCCGCCGTGTTGTTTTCCAGCATCTTGCCGATGGTCTGCATCACGGGCCGCATCAGCTCCGTAATGATCCCGCCCAGGGCCTCCGGCGTCACCACCAGCGCGCCTGTTTCTTCCGGCTTCATAGGCAGATTGTTATTACTCATGATAGATCACCGTCCCGTCAACATACGTCGTTTCCAGCGCCTTGCGGCTGTCCTCGGCCCACTTTTCCACGGTTTCCAGCAATACGCTGTACTCCTGTTTTTCGGAAAGCGACATCGTGGAAAACACCATCCTCATGTGCGGCATCCGGGCCACCGTGCCGATAAAGGCGCGGACGGCGCTTGCAAAGGCGTCCGCCGTCAGTTGGTCGGCGGGCACGCGCTCCGCGTCGCCCTTGGCGATGGCGCTTTGCACGTTCAAAAGCTCCTGCTGCGCGCGGCTCAAGTCCTCCTGCTGTTCTGTCAGCATTTCGTCCCGTTCCCGCACTTCCCGTTGAAGGTCGGCGTTTTCCTTGGAAAGCCGCCGCTGCTCCGCCAGGGCTTCGTTGCCCAGCTCCGCAAGCCGCTGTACCTCGATCTTCTGCTGTTCGATGGTTTCCTTGCTGGCACGCAGTTCGTCCGTCAGCTCGTCCGGGATCACCGGCGGCCTGTTCTCCGCTTCCTCGGCGCGGCGTTCCGCTTCCAGGCGGGCCTTGCGTTCCCGGTCAATCTCCGCCTGCGCTTCGTCCCGTACCTTCTTCACGGCTTCCTGCACTTCCCGCGTGCTCATGGCGGCCACGTCGTGCTCCTCCATGAATTTTTCCTCGGTTCCGGCAGGCAGGGGCAGGAGCTTGAAGGTCTTGGCCTGTCCCAGCCCATCAAACTGCGGATTGTCCCCAAACCGCTTGTAGGCCGCCATCATGTCCTGTGCTGTGCGCACGCTCACGTCGGCGTTGTCCTTGAGCCATTGCTCCCACTCGCCGTGCGGGACAAGCTCTTTCGCTTCCGTGAATACCCTGGCAAGCTGCCACATATTCACGTTGATGGACAGCCGCAGCGCGCGGGCCTGCAATGCCAGCCCGTCGATCACCCTGATACTCTGTCCGCTGGTGTTGGCTAATTCTGTCGTCATGGTTCCTCCTTAATCCGCGCCGTCGCGCAGTTCTTGATAGTTGTCCGGCGGCCCCGGCGGCGGCATCCAGAAAACGCCCTCCGCCATTTCCGCGACCAGGTGCCATCCCCTCATGTGGATTTCGCCCCATTTGTCCCTGATGATTACGCAATTCTGCGGGTCTGCGTCCCGGCGCGTCGGCGGCTTTATCGCGGCGTCGATCCAGCCCTCCGGGATTTCCTGCCAATATACATTGAATCGGTTATCCCGCGCCTTTTGCGTGTTCGTGACCATCACCCTTTGAAAAACGTGCCATATCAGGACAGGCCGCGCCTCCTCCGGCTTCTCCGCAATCGGACAGCTTTGTATGTCAAGCCATCCGTTATTGCCCATCCTTCACCGCGTCCTCTGGTACTTCCACGACGATGCCCCGCTTTTTCAGCTTGTCCCTCCAGATGGCTTGCGTCATGGCGCTGCAATGGCTCATGGCGTCCGCCCACGTCGGGAAGCGTTTGTGCAGCTTGTAAAACTGGTTCTGATAATACAGGCTGTCCCTGTCGTGCGGATCGCGCTCGTCGTGCTTCGTCGCGCAGACGGGGCACGTCCCCGGCCCCGGCGCGGTGATCCTGATTTCCTCCATGCTGTCGGTTGGACGCATGGCTCCCTCCTTCCCGTGGTGTTGGCAAATGCCGGTCTTTCCCGGCTGCCAGACAGAGAAAACGGCCTCTTGGTTGGCTGTCGCAACCGCAATTACAGCGTGCCGCTTGAGGGGGATCGTTCAGGACTTCCTACCCCATCCGACGTATTCCCTGACGGGCAACGATATTGCACCAGCACCGGCTGGGAATCGAACCGTGACCGGTTTGCAGAATCGGACTGCGCTTCACGTTGCCATAGCGTCCAGCTATGCCTCCGGGCGTCCACGGAGAATTGGCGCGGGCGGCAGGGTACGGGCCTGCAACTGCCGATTTTGGAGATCGGGGCTTTCTATAAGCTACACCCACATGGATGCCGGTCTTTCCCGGCTGTCAGTCCGCGTTATTTGGACATCGCTTTGAGAAGATCAGCCAGCGGGTTATTATCTTCTCGGATGTACTTTTTACCCTCGCGCATGGCATGGGCAATCAGGGACGAAGCCATCAGCGCGCCGCTTCCGGCGATGTGTGCGGCGAGATCAATGTTGGATATTGCGTGCAGGCAAACCGTACCGCCTTTTCCTTGATTGGCGATGATGGCAAAGCCGTCACACTCTACCCCCCCCCGCAGCGTTTCGTCGATTTCGTTGCCCTTCTCGTCCCCGACGATCTCAACCTTGATGCGATAGATCGGATTTTCCATAGTTTTGGCCTCCTGTTGTAGTATTTTTGCCCGTGTCGGGCTGGTGCGGACGCCCGGATTTGAACCGGGAGCGGCGTATTTCAGCCGTTTGCCATTGGCGATCTTTCAGCCAATCACGCCCGCATGATTGCCGGTCTATTTCCGGCTGTCACGCTTCTTTGTTCTTTTGTGTAGTTGCTTTTGAAGCGTAGCGCACCAATCTACTGGAGCGACGGGGCGGAATCGAACCGCCCAGGCGTTGCGTTCGCGTGATTTTCGGGTTTTTATTTCAAAGGAGGTAACTCTGAAACAGCATGAAGAAGGTCTTATCATCACGCACGCCCGCAATCCTGCCGCCGCATGGTCAGTCGTACACTTCCCGCAAGTTCTTTTCGCACCAGTTCAGCGCCAGGTTATAGCGCAGCGTCGCGCAGTACACCAATTCGCCGTTGGCGTCGATCCGCACAACCTCCGCCGTCCGCCTCCGATCCCCGGAAAAGCCGACAAAGATTGCATTGTCCCAGCGCGTCGCGCCCTGCCGCCGCTTTGTGGCCGTCCACACGCTTATCATGGTGTTCAGCTTCCCGTCCTTCACAAATTCCGCCAGCGCCCGTAGCTGATCCGGCGTGGCGATGTGAAAACGCTTTGCGGCCATGCTATACCTCCTGTATCTCGATCCCCCAGCAGGCTTTCATCTGCTTTTTCTTGTTGATGTACGTCCTGTTCTTCTTTGTGATGGGGCTTTTAGCGTCATAAACGCCCTCTACGGTCATATCTGGCCGGATGGTCACAAAGTCCGCCACATACACGATCCCGCCCGGAAGGTCAAATTTCACTTGGCGGCAGACGGTTTTCAGTTCCCCGGCCCGCACGCGGATCATCAATGTCTGGTAGAAATTGGCCTCGTGCTGGCTGTCAAACCATATCCCGTCAACCTCCACGCGCCGGTTGCCGTATTTCTGGCGTTTCGGCGTTTCCTGTTCCACGCGGGCCGTGTAATCCGGCTTCTGGATGATCCGCTGTTTATGCTGCCGCTGAAACTCCGCAAATTCTTCCTCGGTCATTCGCAGCGCCATAGCTTCCACCACGCTTTCAAGCGTCCCCACAGCGTCTTGCCGGGAAGGATAAAGGGCGTTGTTTTTCCATCCGGGGACAGCGCATACAGCGCCTCGTCGGTTCCCTTCCACCGCTTCACCATCACGCCGCCGTCGCCGTAGTAGTTCCGATAGACGATGTTCGTCACCGGCCCAGCGTTGACGACAAGGGCCGATTTGTCGTCCCAATACTCGGAAGCCCATACCTTGCGGCTGTTGTTCCCGAAATACTCCTTGTTTTCTTCCAGGTTGTCGTTGATGGCGTCGAATTTCAGCCCGTGGTTAAGGCACCACATCACCGCCGCCTGGAGCTGCTGCCCCTCCCGGCACGTCCACAGGATCAGCTTCGCGCCGTCGGCCTGCTGTTTGCGCAGTTCATTGATAACATTCCAGCGCGGCGCGCCGATGTCGGGCCACTTCGCTTCGCACAGGCACCCGTCGAAATCAACGGCGATTGTCTTTTTCACACTTCCGCCCCCGCTTCCCGGCACCCGTCAACATAGGCTTTCATCCGGCGGGCCAGCAGATTGCCGATGTCGTCAATCACCTTCTGCTCCGCTTCGCCCGCGTCGCCCTCCGCCTTGATGTACAGGGGCACAGCGGGCAGATAGTCCCCGGTTTTCGGGTCGCGCAGGGCGGTATATCCGATCTGGATATATTCTTCCTTCTTTTCCGCTGCCATGGTCACACCGCCACTTCTCCCTTTACAGGCTCAAAGAGATAACAAAGATCGTATTCCGGGAACATATTGACTTTGATTTTGACCGCTTCCGGCATCGTGAAATCCGTAATTCCACGGATTTTATTGTAGGCGGTCTTTTCCGTCGTCCCAATGAGCTGTGCCAGCGCCAAAGTGGAGATGTTTTTTACATCCATTGCCGTGATAAGATGGAGCAGCACCCCTATTCCTCCTTTCCGAAATACCGTTCTCGGTAACTCGCTTACCATGATATACCGGTTTCGGTAGCTTGTCAATACCTTTTTTACCTTTTTCGGTAATTTTTTTCTTGACCTGGGAGGGGTAATATCCTATAATGGAATGGACAGGAGGGAAAACCATGACCTTTTTAGAAAAATTGGACTGGCTGATGGAGCGTGAAAAGCTGAACAAGCACACGCTGGCCCAGCAAAGCGGCGTCCCGTACACAACGATTGTCGGCCTGTATGAGCGCGGCCCGGAAAACGCGCGCCTTTCTACGGTCAACAAGCTATGTGCTTTCTTCGGCGTCCCTCTGGACTACCTGGCGCTGGATGAATACGAAAGGCCGGAGGATTTTACCCCAAACGGAAACACCGTCGCGCTGACATGCGCGACGGATCAGGAAACGGAGCTTGTTTCTCTGTTTCGGGGGTTATCTGCCGCCGCCCGTGAAACGGTGCTTACAACCGTGCGCGGCTTCGCCGGTAATCCTTCCATGCAAAAAGAAAGTACAAAATCCGAAACGGCATAATCTACCCGGAAGCATGGTGGAAAGGATGGGATATACCATGAAGAAACTAATTGCCCTGTTCCTCGTCGCCCTGATGATCCCTTGCGTCGCCGTGGCGGAATCCACGAACACGCGCGGCCTGGTGGAATTTCTTGAATTGTATTCCTCGCGCTTTGCGGCCTACGCCTGCCAGAATGGCCTTGAATTTGACGCGAGCACCTATTCGGCCCTTCCGCCGTATAAATCCGGCGACTACCTTGTGTTTGAATCCAGCGCCGGGAGCATAGGTGTATATCCCGGATCGTATGACATTCACGACGTAACCATGACCTTCTACTCCATGACCGACGACGACGCGGACAATGAGCTTTTCGCCACGAGCTGCATCATGGCGATTTCCGCCCTGGAATTTGATGCTTCTTATGAAAAAGGCCCATCCCTTGCAAGGAAGTCCGCGACGGACGATGCCGTGCGGATTTTCGATGAAGAAATAGGCGGCAGGCTGGAAGAATCGCTCGCGCAGGCCATTGAAACAGGAAAGAGGGTCTATGTCTGCTCCTGCAATTATGATTATTACATCGACTACTTTGTTTCCGGCGCGCACGAATTTGTATATCTGATTGCGGAAGAACGCAAATAAGAAATGCCCGCCCCGGTTTCCCAGGACGGGCCGCAAAATCAGCCAACACCACTTGTCCGATTTGCTATTTTATTATAGCGCGGAGAACGTGAAAAGTCAAGGAGTTTCGCGCATGAAAGCTGTAATTTACGCACGCTATTCTTCCCACGGCCAGACGGAGCAATCCATCGAAGGACAGCTCCGCGATAATTACGCCTGGGCCAAGCAGCAGGGGATCACCGTCATAGCGGAATACATAGACAGGGCCTTGACCGGCACCAAGGATCAGCGCCCGGATTTTCAGCGCATGATCGAGGACGCGGCCAAGCGTCAGTTTGAAATGGTTATCGTCTGGAAGCTGGACAGGTTTGCCCGCAACCGTTACGACAGCGCGATCTACAAGGCCAAGCTCAAGAAATACGGCGTCAAGGTGGTGTCCGTCAAGGAGAACATCACCGACAGCCCGGAGGGCATCATCCTGGAAGGGCTGCTGGAAAGCATGGCGGAGTATTACAGCGCCAACCTGTCACAGAATATCCGGCGCGGCCAGCGTGAGAGCATGGCGAAGGGAACATACTGCGGCGGCCCTGTACCCTACGGCTACAAGGTGGCGAATAAGAAGCTCGTCATTGACGACAAGGCCGCAGAAGTGATCCGCTATGTGTTTGACCAGTACGCCCAGGGCGTCCCCAAGAAAGAGATCATCGACGAATTGAACCGGCGCGGCGTCCGTGGAAAGACTGGCAAGCCGCTTTCCATCACGGCATTTCAGCGCGCCTTGCCGAATCCTGCCTATGTCGGGCGCTTCACCTATAAGGGTGAAGTGATCCCCGGCCTTTCCGAGCGCATCATAGACGACGACACTTTCCAGAAAGTGCAGGAGCGCTTGAAGCTCACCGCCCGCGCGCCTGCTGCGAACAAGGCAAAGGTGGAATATCTCTTGCAGGGGAAAGCCTACTGCGGCCATTGCGGTGCGCCCATGATCGGGGAATCTGGCCGGTCACGGAACGGGGAAACGTACAATTACTATGCTTGCGCGGACAAAAAGAAGAAGCATACCTGTAAGAAGAAGAACGAGCGCAAGGATTTTATCGAATGGTATATTGTCGAACAGACGATGCAGTATATCTTGACGCCCGCCCGCGCTGCCCGCGTCGCAAAGGCCGTCGTGCAGGAGTACAAAAAAGAGTTTTCCGATAGCCGCGTGGACGATCTGGACAAAGCCTTGAAGCAGATAGACCGCGAGCTGGACAAGCTGGTGGACGCCCTGGTGGACAGCCCCAAGGTAGCGCACAAGAAAATCTACGCCCGCATGGAAACGCTGGAAGCGCAGAAAGCGGAAATGGAAACAGACCTTGCCCGCCTGCGCATCGCCCAGGAAATCCAGCTCACCGAAACAGAAGTGCGCGCATGGCTAAAGAAATTCTGTACCGGCGATCCGCTGGATGAGGAATTTCGCAAGCGCATCATCGACGTGTTTATCAATGCCGTCTATCTCTACGACGATAAGCTCATTACCTTCTACAACATACGCGGCGGCAAACAGGTTTCCTATATCGACCTTATCAATTCCGCCGACCTTCCCGCCCCGGAGTGTTCGGATTTGAAAGCGTATGCTCCACCAAACGCATCCAAATCCGAACCGCAATACGTCTTTGTAAATGGCGTGTTCGGCTGCATCTTCCATAGGAAGAAGGACGAGGATTGACAGCACAGCGCCGGGTGAAATATCCCGGCGCTGTTCCTGTATTCAGAGGTGAAATCAGGCTCACCGTCAATTTCATTCCCGCATCAGGCATCAGGGCAACCGCCGCCCTGGTGCCTATTTTTGCCCCCTTCTAATTATCCGCGCGCGCGTGCGCGAGGGGCCTTTTCTGGCCTGCCCAGGTGAATGAAATTCATAAAAAAAATAAAAAAATTAGCCAAATGGTGGGCTCCCAGCGCCCGCGTAGGAGAAAAATC